AAAATGAGAAAAAATTAATGTCATATTCTGAAAATGATGATAAATTAAGTCGAGGCATAAATGATTTTGCATCACATGTAGAGCAATACGCAAAAACAAGTGAAGATAAGTTAATTATGGCGGCAGCTATGTTATCAGTTGTTAAAGCAATCTATATAGATCATGCTTTAGAGGGACCAATAGCAGAAACTGTTTTTGAAAATCAACTTCAGGATGTTTTTCAAATTAATTTGATAAAACCAACGTTACATTAAGGAAAATATGAAAAAAAATAAGAAAAAAAAGAAGTATATGGGTGGTGGCATGATGCAAATGGGCGGAATGGGCTACATGGGCGGTGGAATGCCTAAAATGAGCTACGGAGATGGTGGTGAGTTTAAAGTTAAACCCGGACCTTCAGTAGATGGTATAGATGCAGATACAAATGTTAAAAAACCAACTCAAACTATGCGTGGAGTAGGGGCAGCAACCAAAGGTATTAAGTTTTTTGGATAATTTGTGCGAACATTGTGGACATTCTTGTCATCATACCAACGGAGGCAGTTGTTCTAGTTGTGATTGCAATAATTGTGAACATGAGCTAGAAAATACTGTTGAATTCGAAGCGGACTTCGATTTAACTATTCATTAACTAAGGAGGTTATATGAATTTAATAAAAGATCTATGGGACCATGTCAAAGAATGGTCAGAATGGAAAATGAAGGACTGGATAAAAGCTGCTATCGTAGCTATAATAGTTCTTTGGGTCATCAGTTGGATGACAGGTGGAGCTGCCTAGACTATGGTCTGGCAACTCTTAGCAAAACCTTTACTCGGCGTTGCTGCGGATACGGTCCGTGGCTTCGTCGAAACTAAAAAGGCAAAAGCAGAATTAAAAGTAACAGAAGTTAAAGCGGCTACTAAATTAAAACAAGATCAAATTGCTGGAAAAGTAAAATGGGAAACAACAGCCGTTGACCAAATGAAAGGCTCGTGGAAAGATGAGCTAATTTTAATTTGTCTTTTGGCTCCTGCGACGCTCGTATTTTTTCCTGGAATGACACAGCATATAGAAGCGGGGTTTGTCGCATTGCAGTCACTTCCGGATTATTATAAACATTTATTATACATAGCCTGCTCAGCAAGCTTTGGTATTAAGGCTGGAAAAGGTGCAATGGGTTTAATTAAAAAAGGAAAGTAAAATGATAAAAAAGAAAAAAATGAACGCAGGAATGAAAGCTTTAAAAAAAAGTAATCCTGAAGTGGCTAAAAAAATAGGTTTTAAAAATGGTAAAGTTATAAAAGCTAAAGATGGTTTATACGCAAACATTCATGCTAAAAGAGCAAGAATAAAAGCAGGTTCAGGAGAATCAATGAGAAAACCTGGAGCTAAAGGTGCCCCTACATCAGCAAATTTTACAAGAGCAGCAAAAACAGCTAAAACACCATAATGCCTTTTAAGTCAGCAAAGCAACGAGCATATTTATATGCTAATGAGCCTGAAGTGGCTAAAAGTTTTGCTAAAAAACACGGTAATAAAATACAAGCTAAAGACGGTAAAAATTTATCTCAAGTTAGAAAAAGTTCTAAAAATCCAAAAGGAGTAGCTAATGGATGCGGAATGGTAATGGAGGATAGAAGAAAAGAAACTACATATGGCTAGTCCTGCTTGGCAACGAAAAGAAGGCAAAAGTGAGTCAGGAGGACTAAATAAAAAAGGTGTAGCTTCTTATAGAAAAGCTAATCCTGGTTCTAAATTAAAAACAGCAGTTACAACAAAACCATCAAAGTTGAAAAAAGGTTCAAAAGCTGCTAAGAGACGTAAGTCATTCTGTGCAAGGATGGAAGGTATGAAAAAAAGAAGAACTAGTTCTAAAACAGCAAAAGATCCTAATTCTAGGATTAATAAATCACTAAGGAAATGGAATTGTTAATATGAGTACACTAGCTGAAAGAGTAATGGAACACGAAGGTTTCGTTAATACTATTTATAAAGATACTCTCGGGTTTGCTACTATTGGTTTTGGCCATAAGGTAACTGAGCATGATCATTTTGAAGAAGGAGTAGAATATTCTAGAGAAGAATTAGAAAAACTATTTCATCAAGATTTAGAACATGCACAACTATTGTGCGAAAACATGTTTATGTGTGATTTAAGTTATGATCCACCTGAATTATTAAAAGATATATATACCGAAATGATATTTCAACTTGGCCCTGGAGGGGTCTCTAAATTTAAAAAAACTTTTGACTTTGTTAAAATGAAACAATTTAAAAATGCAAGCATTGAGATGCTTGACAGTCGTTGGAATAAACAAACCCCTAATAGAGCAAAAGCCTTAAGTGATTTAATGGCTACAGTTGAAATATGAAATTACCAGGGAAAAGATTTGGTCCTCCTCCACTAAGAGGCCCTGATCCTAAAGGATTAAAGATTAAACCAGGAAAAATTAAACCTATTCCTGTTTCTGATAATTTTCCTCGATTTAAAAATGGAGGATTGAGTAACAATACCGTTATGAAAAAATACAAAAGGAGTCAAATTGCCTGATCAAGTAATTGTCTTAGTTGAAAGATTAAGAAAAGAAATAAACACTAGACAAGACCAACTAACTCAAGTTATAACAGGAGATGTAAAGGAACTTACCACATATAAGTATGTGTTAGGACAACTTCACGCTTGGAACAAAATAAATCAGGAACTCACGAACCTGCTAAAAAAACAGGAGCTAGATGATGACTAAAACTAATGTAATACCTACAAAAGTTTTTGCCTTAGAGAAAAAAAATAAAGAGATAAAAGAAAAAGAGAAAAAACCCGAACATTCAAAGCTACCTAATCCCAGTGGTTGGAGATTATTGGTAATGCCTTTTAAATTAAAAGATAAAAGTAAAGGTGGAATTATTTTAACAGATAAAACTGTTGAAGAAAGCCAATGGTCAACCAATGTAGGATTGGTAATGAAGATGGGTGATTTATGCTATAAGGATGATGGAAAGTTTCCTACAGGTCCTTGGTGTAAAGAGAAAGATTGGATACTCTTCGGTAGATATGCCGGAGCAAGAATTAAAATCGACGGTGGAGAACTCAGATTACTTAATGACGACGAAGTTATGGCAGTTGTTAAAGATCCTGAATACGTTTTATCACCGCTAACAAACTAACATGAGGAGATAGTCATGCCAGAAGCACAACCAGCACTAAGTGAAGAAAAAACAATACCTATTGAAGATACAGGAGAATCAATAGATATAGAATTAAAAGACGTTGTTGATGAAGCAACACAAGAAACTCCTGTAGAAACAAATACACAAGAAAATTCTGAACATGAAGAATATTCTTCTGGAGTTAAAAAAAGAATAAATGATTTAACAAAAAAATGGCGTGAAGAAGAACGTCAAAAAGAAGCCGCTTTACAATTTGCAGAAAACGCTAAAAAAAGAAATGATGAATTAGAAAAAAAAGTAAGTTCATTAGACGATAGCTATATTGAAGAAGTTGCTCAAAAAGTAGATGTTACAGAAGTAAATCTTAAAAGAGATTTAGCATCAGCTCATCAAAATCAAGATTTTGAAAAAGTTGCAGAAATACAAGCAGCTTTATCTGATAATTCTGTTCAAAAACAAAGAGTATTAGCTTTAAAAAATAAAGCAAAGTCTACTGAATCTGAAACAAAGGTTCCTGAACAAGCTCCAACTGAGTTTACACAGCAGGTTAAACCTCCTACTCAACCAAGATCTCAACCAAGTGCAAAAGCTCAAGCATGGGCTAAAGACAATCCATGGTTCGGTCAAGGAGATGGTAAAGATGAAGTAATGACATTTGCTACATGGGGCATTCATACTAATTTAGTAAATGAAGGAGTTAATCCTGAATCAGATGAATACTACACTGAAATTAATAATAGACTTTCAACCTATTTTCCTGATAAAGTAGGAACAACGAATTCCAGATCGAGTGCAGTTAGTAATAGAGTCGCTCAGACTGTTGCTGGCACTACAAATGCTCGAACTGGAGGTAAAACTGGGCGCCGTACTGTGAAACTCACACCATCACAAGTAGCCATAGCTAAAAAGCTAGGTGTGCCATTAGATGAATACGCAAAATTCGTGAAGGAGTAAAATATGGATAACGTAAAACTAAAAAAAACTACTCGACACGCTGAAACTAGGGACTTACAAGCTCGTAAAACGGTCTGGTCCCCACCGAGACAACTAGATGCACCTGCACCACCGGAAGGGTTCAAATATCGTTGGATTAGGGAGTCTCTTCAAGGTCAACCTGATGATAAAAATATTACATCAAGATTGAGAGAAGGGTATGAACTGGTTCGAGAAGATGAACTTTCAGCAGAAGATAAAATGAAATATCCTGCTATGTCAGAAGGTAAGTACAAGGGCACCATAGGAGTTGGAGGTTTGCTATTAGCTAAAATTCCTCTTGAAATGGCTAAATCTAGAAATGAATATTTCCAGAAAAAGTCTAAAGAAGTACAAGAAGCTATAGACAATGAGGTTCTAAAAGACGAGCACCCGAGCATGCCTATGTCAAGTAATAGGAGCTCAAAAGTAACATTTGGAGGCAATCAGTAATTCTGAATTGGTCGGGATTGTGATGCTTCTAGAAAAGGAGTAAATTATGGCAAATGTAGATGCGCCTAGAGGACTAGTTCCTGTTAAAATGCTTGGTAACAAGTATGAAACAGCTGGTTTCTCTACTTATAAAGTTGCTTCTGGTTACGCATCAAACATCTTTAATGGTACAGCCGTTCAACTAAAAGCTGATGGAACTATTGAAATAGCAGTAGACGCTAAATCAAACTCTGCAAAAATTGTAGGAGTTTGTGGTGGTGTAAACTACACTGATTCAACAGGGAAACCAATTTGGAAGAACTATTGGCCAGCGGGAACTGTAACACAAGGTACAGTAGCTGCGGAAATTAAAGTTTATGATGATCCAGATCAACTATTCATCGTTCAAGCGGACGGTGCTGCCGATCAAACATCGGTAGGAGCCAATGCACCTATGGTAGGTAACGCAAATGGTAACACGACTAACGGTATGAGTTCTATGGAACTTGACTTTTCTGGACTTGGAGCTGCTGATGAGCAGTTAAGAGTTATAGGAATAGTTCAAGCTCCTAACAATACTGCTGGTGAAACAAACGTAGACTTGGTTGTTAGAATTAACGATCATGCTTACACTAACTTAGCGGGGATATAATATATGGCTATTTCTAGATCCCAGTTAGCCAAAGAATTAGAGCCGGGTTTAAATGCTCTCTTTGGCTTAGAATACAAACGCTATGAGAACGAAGCAGCAGAAATCTTCGACCAAGAAAGTTCAGACAGAGCTTTTGAAGAAGAAGTAATGTTAGGTGGGTTCGCTGGTGCTCCTGTGAAAAACGAAGGTGCGGCAATCAATTATGATACTGCACAAGAATCTTTCACTGCGAGATACACTAACGAAACTATTGCTCTTGCTTTTGCTATCACTGAAGAAGCTGTAGAGGATAACCTTTACGACAGAGTCAGTGCTAGATATACAAAAGCTCTAGCTCGTTCGATGGCTAATACTAAACAAGTTAAGGGTGCTAATATTCTTAACAATGCATTTTCTGCAAACGCTGCTGATTTTGGTGGAGACGGAGTTTCTTTAGCTTCTACTGCTCACCCAACTTTAACAGGTGGAAACTTCTCTAATAGAAGTGCTACAGATGCTGACTTGAACGAGACTTCTCTTGAACAAGCAGTTATTGATGTTGCCGCTTTTATTGATGAAAGAGGTTTGAAAATTGCATTGAAACCAATGAAAATGATTATTCCTTCAGCTTTACAATTTGTAGCTGATAGATTAATGAATTCAAGTGGTAGAGTAGGTACAGCTGATAATGATATCAACGTATTCAATCAATCAGGATATATTCCTCAAGGATACAGTGTAAATCATTATTTAACTGATACTGATGCATTCTTTATTAAAACCGATTGTCCAAACGGCTTCAAGCATTTTGTAAGAACACCAATTACAACTGCTATGGAAGGTGATTTTGACACTGGAAATATGAGATACAAAGCTCGTGAAAGATATAGCTTTGGTTTCTCTGATCCTAGATGTGTTTATGCATCTCAAGGTTCTTAAAATTTAACTAATCTTTCTTAGGTGAAAAAGGCGCTTGTAAGAGCGCCTTTTTTGTTTTAAAATACAATATACTCAAGACTTAACAAGACAACTATAAGGAGGTTGACATGGGTACAACTACATTTTCGGGACCAGTAAAAGCTGGAACTGTAAGAGAAGGAGCAAGTGTTAATACAGGGTTTGTATTAATGTCTCAATCAGCAGTAATTGATATTATTGGTGCTACAAATACAACAACAATTGGTATCATACCGGCAAATTCACAAATAGTAGATGCTATTTTGAATGTTACAACTGTATCTAATGACGGTGGTACTGGCGTAGTGCAAATCGGCACAGTAGCCGATCCAAACGCTTTTATGTCAGACACAAACGTTAAAGCATTAGGTGTAACACACACTGGAGGTACAACTTCAGCGGCTAATGATGTTGGTACAAGTGATGTGAGTGTGACTGCAACTTACACAGCAGGCACTGGTAATGGCACAACAGGTGTTGCTACAGTAACTATACTTTATGTTCAAAACAATAACTTAGCATAAATAAACTCTGGGTGAGGTGTAATGACCTCACCCTTAACAGGAGAAAAATATGACGCAAGTAGTCACAAAACAATTTGACGGAACTAGAAAAGCTATTTTCACAATAAATTTTAAGATAGCTGCTACTACAGCTGAAACTTTTACAATTGTGCCGGCTAATTTGAATAATTCTAAAGGATTTGCTACAGGAGCCACTGCTAACAGTGGTGATGTTTGTACCAACCTTACTATTAATAAATTATGGTGGAGTGTTAATAACACTGCTGTTACCAAACCACTTTTAGTGGAATGGAAAGCAACTTCTAATTCACAAGCTATAACTTGTAATTATGCTGATTCAAAAGATTTTAGTGCTATTGGAGGATTAACAAATCCTTTAACACCTGGAACAGGTGGAGCAACTGGAGGATTAGATATTAAATTTCTTTCAGTAACAAATGATGATACAGCTACTATAGTTTTAGAATTGTTAAAAATTTATACAACTTATTAGTGAAAACACTTTTTGTAGTTTTAACTTTTATATTAGTTGTTAGTGCAATAACTAGTGCGAACGGTGCAGACACAAATACTGTGTCTAGCACCGTGGTTACGGATAAATCTGTACCTACGGCAAATGCTCCAAGTGTTGTTGTAAACAATTCTGACATTTGTAAGGTAGCAACGTCAGGTGCAATTCAAACCAACATACTTGGTCTCGCTACAGGCGTAGTTGTGGACGATGAGCTGTGTCAG